AGGACAGGTAATTTACAGATTTCTGTCTACGATGGGAGTAGCTAATGAATATAAATCCACAACAAATTAAAAAGGCTAATTTAGAAGCGATGTCCTTATTAACTGTTTTTAAAGAGCCTGAAAAGTATCTGGCGATGTGTGAAGAGATTGACAAAAGACTGGCCCTGGAAGAGGCTAATATAGCCGAGATAAAAGGATTGAAAGGCATTGTCGATACCCTGGCCCAAGCTGAAGAAATCAGAAGGGAAGCAAATGCTCACAAACTACGTGTTGAAACAGAATGTGAAGAATTATCAGATAGAACACAGCAGGAAGCTATTGACGCTGAAGAAACTGCTGATGAACTGACTTTAAACGCCAGAAACGCCAATAACGAGGCCCAACGGCTACAAACTCAAGCTAAGGATACCCACGATATCCGAGAAGAGAATATCTTACATCGTGAACAACGACTCTCAGCAAAAGAACAGTCCCTACAGGACGCAACGCAGTTTCTTGAAACCAAAGAAGAGGATTTTAGAAAGAAGGTACAAAAAGCCAATAGTCTATTTACGTGAGTATATTATTCGCCACCCCGATGTTCGGGGGGCAATGTACGGCAGAATATTTTACATCGTGTTTGAACCTTCAAGAAGCATTATTACAAAATAATATAAAACATGAATTTTTAATTACCACTAATGAAAGTTTAATTACCCGTGCCAGGAATACGGCTGTGGCACGGTTTATGTTTGATGAACAATTAAAGGAATACAGTGCTTTTATGTTCATTGACGCAGATATTCAGTTTCATGCAGATGATGTAGCGAAACTCTGGAATTTGCTTCAAGAGCACGATGTTGTTACCGCCGCCTATCCAATGAAAAAAGAAGGGGCGGACGTGACCGCATGGAAAAACGGTGAATTGGTGGATTTGGATCAGTTTGACGGCCCCACGGAGATAGATTACGCCGGAACGGGGTTTTTGATGATAAAACGCTGTGTATTTGAGAAAATGGCCGATTTATACACCTCTTTGAGACACAAGGAAGGCCATGTAGGCGAAGTCTATGCTTTTTTTGACACACATGTAGTCAGAGAAGACACGTGGGAAGACTCTTGGTATTGCTCAGAGGACTATGCGTTTTGTGATCGCTGGAGTGGGGTTGGCGGCAAGATAATGTTAGATCCAAGTATTCGATTGGGTCATGTAGGCCGGAGGGTATACCGTTAGAATCAGGGGCGGCTCAGGTCTTGGCGATGCCTTATACGTCCAGGCTATTGCTAGAGAACTTGTTAACCAAGGAGAAAGGATAGAGGTCTGTTGTGATTGGCCGGAGGTCTTTTCTCAACTCGATGTAAAAGTCTCACCCTTTACCCGACAGAATATCGATATATTAGCGCACTATTCTAAAAGGAAGTTTGAATCTGGCACACAATTTGACAACGTGTGTACTGAGGCCGGGGTAGAAGCTGAATTAATTTTAGACTGGGAGATACAAAAGAAATATGAATTTGAAAAACCAATATTACTCGTCTACATGCCAAGAAACCCGATGGATAGAAACGACGCTTATGGAACTGAACTCTTCCCAGATTGTAGAATCATCGATGCCATACTCGCCGCCATTAGGGTTAATTTCACTGTCGTTCAAGTTGGGAAAGGACGCCCCCGGTTCAACCTTGAAAACATTGATGTAGATTTAGTCAATAAAACCTCAGTCACAGACTTAATCGACCTCGCTGCGCAATCTACCAGGATGGTGGGGCAAGTCTCAGGCATGATACCTTTAGCCGAGTCCTTGAATAAAAAATGTCTCGCTGTCTGGTCAGCCCGTGGGCTTGATTGTTCTGATCAGAGAATAAGCTCCATAACCCCAAGGAAAATATGCCACAAACCAACGTCGTACCATGTGATAGACAACCAGAATATAGAGAAAACCCTAATGACCTTTCTGTGAACTTTGTCTCTTATATGGATGTTGCCGAAAGGTTTCAAGGGAAAAATATCGCAATAGTAGGCAGCGGCCCAAGTTGTTTAGATAATGAAATAGACTTTATTGATTCCCATGATATTGTAATACGGGTGAATAATTACAAGAATGATGAATTCACAGGCTATAGAACAGATGTGTATTACAGTTTCTTCGGCGTTTCAATAAAGAAACAAAAGGAAGAGTTAATTGAACATGGCGTTAACCTATGTATGTGTAAATTACCCAATGAGGATTTTATTAATTCCCCCTGGCATGTAGCAAACGGCAAGACCCACGGCATACAATTCAAAGCAGTTTATCAAAGACGTAAAAACTTTTGGTTTTGTGACACCTACGTTCCAACAAAAGAACGCTTGCAAGCGTATATGGCTTCGTTGAAAGGCCATATGCCAACCACAGGGTTTAGTTGTATTCTTGATGTTCTATCATTTGATTGTGAAATATACATAACAGGGTTTGATTTCTTTACTTCAGAGATTCATAACGTCAATGAGAAATGGGGGAAAGTGAACACACGTGATCCAATCCGCCACCGACCCGATTTAGAACTACAATGGCTTAAAGACAATCCTTCACAAAGGATTACATTTGATGACTCTCTCCATAAGCTTCTATGATTGAAAAAACATGGGGCTATGAGCTTTGGATTCATAATGATGAAAAATATTGTGGCAAGAAATTAGTTATTTACCAAGATAAGAAATGCTCCCTTCACTACCACAAACTAAAGACCGAGACATTTTATTTACAAAGCGGAGAGGTTTGGCTAACGCTTGATGGAGAGAAAAGACTACTACTCCCTGGAGATATGGTAGAGGTTCCGACTTTAATTAAACATCAATTCGGTGGGATTGCTGAGAGATCGGAAATATTTGAATTCTCCACTCAGCATTTTGAAGCGGATTCTTACCGTGAAGTATAAAGGTAAAGATTACCCGGATTATTTAAAAGAGGGTAATGCCTGTCAGTATATCATCCCGATAGCAAAACAGTTTTGTAAAGGAGAAGGAATAGATGTGGGATGCGGTAAATGGCCTTTTCCTGGCGCGTTACCGTTTGACTTGATTTTAGACAATGACGCACACGATCTACCAGAGAAAGAATATGATTATATCTTTTCTTCTCATTGTTTAGAACATCTTAAGGAGCCTTACGAAGCCCTGAAGCATTGGAAGACCAGACTGAAGAATGGAGGCGCGTTATTCTTATACCTACCTCATCCTGATATGGAATACTGGAAACCAGAGAACTGTAGAAAACATAAGAGTTCATGGTATCCAAAAGAGATGGTGAATATTCTCAAGGACATGGGGTTTAGTAATATTTTATTCAGCGAAAGGGACATGAACTGGAGTTTTTCGGTGGTTTCATGGATGAACTAATCCGACGTTTTGACTGTAGGAAGAATGATGATCTAGTCATCACAGAGCGCGGAGTTGCTTATCAACGGGATATGTCCAAACGCGTTGATTATGGGTTAGACTACTTTAATAAATGTTTAAGTTATGAAGATCAGGAAATCGCCATAAAGATAAACGAGGGGCGAATTAAGTTAGTTAATAAGTATGTTAAAGGAAAAGTTTTAGACGTAGGAATTGGATCAGGTGAATTTATTAAAAAACGTCCTGAAACATTTGGTTTTGATATTAATCCCGAAGCCTTACAGTGGTTAGCCGAGAACGGGTTATATTCAGATCAGTTTAAAGACTTTAAAGCCTTTACTTTTTGGGATGTAATAGAACATGTAGAGAGTCCTAATGCTTATTTCAGTAAGATGCCGAAAGATTCTTATGTGTTTATCAGCGTTCCCATTCTTAGATTAAGATACATAAGAGAATCAAAACATTACCGACCAGGAGAACACCTATATTACTTTACAAGGGACGGCTTAACTAATTGGATGGCGATGTACCGCTTTCGGTTATTAGAAGTACAGGAGTTTGAAAGAGAAGCAGGGCGAGAAGATATTGTTACGTTTGCCTTTAAAAAGAATTTAGAAGGCTATCACGATTTATTAGCTCAGTACAGAACATTACACTCTGAGTCGCATTATGGGGATTCAGGGAATTTATATCTAGATTATATCACCCCAATAGTTAAAGAATTAGACCCAAAAAGGATTTTAGACTTTGGTTGTGGGCGATGCGATCTCTCAGCGCATTATTATAAAGACGGCGAAAGGGATATTCAGAAATACGATCCGGCCATTGGCCCATTTAAGAGAATGCCCAAAGGAAAGTTTGATTTAGTCTTATGTGTTGATGTGATGGAACATATTTTAATCGGTGATGTGAAACGGATATTTAACGAGATCCAACAAAAATCAGATAAAGTTATTTTTGTTATTCATCTGAAAAAGGCCAGAGCTATATTACCAAATAAACAAAATGCCCATGTGACGATCTTGACCGATACAGAATGGGCTAGATGGGTAAGGGATGTTTTTGGCGTAGCGAATCGTACTAAGACTGAATGGGATCATGTTTTAATGCTAAGTACATGGTAGATTTTACTAGCTTCGGTATTGATCAAAAGTACATGATAATGCCAGAGATAGCAGGGACGTATTCAGGACTTCTTATTATCGCTTCAGGTGGTCGGGGTGTATGGGATGATTTAAAACGTGCAGGGATGGCAAGGAATCATGACGCGACTCCGCATGTAATGTGTGTGAATGAAATGATCATGTTCTACCCTGGAGACATTACTCATGCTTATTCTAACAATCATAGATTTTTACCCAAATGGATTGAAACACGAAGAGATCAGTACCAGTCAAGGTACGAGAAAAGAATTCAAACTCATTCCAATAAAAAGGGTGGAGAACATACATGGCCGTGGCCGGGGCATGGAACATCCTCGTTAAATGCAGTCTATACCGGACTTGAATTAGGCTATGATAAGATTTGGTTATGCGGTGTGCCTTTGGATGACTCAGGCCATTTTTGGGAAGCGCCTTGGGAAAAGACTAATTTTGTCCATGAGGTTGCGGACAGGGACGGAGAAATTAAATATTGGAGCAATGCGAAGAAAAATATCTTTGAAGACAAGGTATGGTCATTTTCTGGCCGCACCATGAATTTACTCGGTTTACCATAGGAGAAATAAATGAAAGATGTTCGTATAATTTCAGAAACAGACCATTACGCTGTAGTACGTTGTCCTTTTGATCCATATTATAAAGAAACGGATACAAAGTATACCTTGCGGTATCTTGAGGAAATCCTTGAACAAGGGTATAGGCCCATCTTTTATGAAAACCGTCTACATGGTTTTGTTTGTGAAAAACCCGGAGTAAGAGCAAAAGCCATTGACAAAGCAGCTTGAGGTATTAACGAAGTCCAGAGACTCTCTTGAAGAAAGGCTTCGTTACAGAAAGTTCAAGCAATATCGTCCTTATGGCCATCCTGATACCCTATGTCCTAATGGGAAACTTTTTATAAAAGAAAACTGGGAGCAATGGTCGAATAAATCATGGCAGTTAGATTTTCATAACACCAAGGATAAAGAAAAAGCAAATATCTGTGCTAACGGAGTCGGCAAGTCTCTTTCAGGACTTTGGGAAGTCGTCGCGCATCTTTTAGGCGAATACCCCAAGTGGTACAAGGGATTTAAGTTCGAAAAGAAAGTCAGAGCATGGGTAGGGGCGATTGATGCCTCATTACAAGTTGAGGGTGTACAGCAGATTCTTTTAGGCGAAGATCTGGAAGACTCGTTAGGAACCGGGCTTATCCCAAAGGACAGAATTAAAGGAAGACCAAAATTACGTCAATCTGGTGTGCCGAATACGGTTCATCAGGTTATTGTAGAAGGCAACTATGGTTATTCACATTTAATCTTTAAAACTTATGCCCAAGGATGGAAGGCATGGCAGACCGCCGCACCGGAGGTTATTTATTTAGACGAACAACCGGATGATAATGATATTTCTCAGAAGAAAATCTTTGAGGAATGTCAGACGAGGATATTTAGATCATCTGGGATGCTTTTAGCAGGCCTTACGCCTTTACTTGGCGAAACCGATCTAACCCGGCATTTCATGTATCCCAAAGCAGACGGGATTTATATCTCACGGGCAACGTGGGACGATGTGGGACATTTAAAAGAAGAAGACAAGGAAAGGTTAAGAAAAACCTATCCAGGCCATTCGGTAGAGTCCAGGACGCTAGGAGTGCCAATGATGGGAGAAGGACGGGTATTCGATGTGAATGAGGATGAAATTAAAACTCCTCGTTTTGAAATACCGCGCCATTTTGCCCGTATCGCCGGTATAGACTTCGGGGTAGGCGTGGGCCATCCCACAGCAGGCGGTTGGTTAGCGCACGACAGAGACAGGGATATAGTTTATTTGTACGATGAATACAGAAAGGAAGCGGCGGATTCCCTCTATCATGCTGAAGCCTTTAAAAAGCGAAATAAGTGGGTACCTATTTCATGGCCGCACGACGGACATAAGACTTCTGATTTAACCCGGGACAAGTCATCTGGTCAGAGCATAGCCGATGTTTATCGAGAGCATGGATTGAACTTACTTCCTATTTCAGCACGATACAAAAAGGACATAGGCGGCGCACAAGATCAATGGCCGATTATTGATGAGATGGAACAACGAATGAAGACAGGACGATTTTTAGTTTTTAGTGATTTGAATTGGTTTTTTGAAGAGTTTAGATCATTCCACCGAAAAGAAGGCAGAATTGTAAACAGACGAGAAGACACGATTAAAGCGGTGATGTATGCCTTGATGATGTTGAGGTATGCGTATACTGAAAATATCCCTAAATATAAAAGTTCTTTTAAAGGCTTGAGGGCCAATCCATGATAGATGCAGAATTAGTCCCCGAAGCCTTACAAAAACATTGGGCCTTTAATGGTGCAAAAATGACAGAAAGGGAAAACTATAAAGGACAGGACATCTATTATGCTGAAGGTGGGCCACATCATGACGCTACCTCATTGAATATTGAACCGGGCGATGAATGGATGTTGGAAGGCTATTATATTTCAGCTTTTGGTGTTCAGATGGGCAGAATGGTAATTGGGTTTCCGTTATATTTTAAATTAAACCATGATACGCACATGAAAGCAGAAGACAGGGTAAAAGGCAGAATAGGATCAGCTAAACACGCTGCCCATGAAGCCGTGGATGCTATGTTGAATGTTGGTTTACTTGAAAGATATTCTGGTCAGATAGTCTTGCCGCCGGGACATGCCTGATGGCGACAAAGAGAAGAATCAAAGAAGAGGATTTCGATCACATAGCTGAGTATGTAAAAGATCAGTTTGAGAGACGAAAGAAGAACCGAGTTGATCTTGACCGCCAAATAACTGAGATTGATCGCCAAGTCGCTATGCGTCCTAAAAATGATCATAAGACCTTTGAAGACGGAACGGTTGACCCACGCCGAGCATGGCTACCGGAAATAGAACTTCCCTTGCAGGCAGAAGCGCTAGAAACTTTAACATCAGACTCAAGGGCGATGGAATTTCCTGACTCCGGCCCGTGGTATGCTGCACATTCTGAGACATCTGATGAATATCTTGAAAGAGCCGACTTATCCGGGATAATTGCAGGAGAAGAAAACGACATACCTTCCATCATCACGCAGGATAGCGCGGATAAATTGGTCATGGGGTTTTTAAACCATTTCCATCGTCAATATGATTTCTTTGGTAATGTAGATGTTATCAACGCAGAAGCACTCAGTTACGGCGCTGGAGTCGCAAGGGTCAAGAGAACCCAAAAGACAGTCTTTTTAAATACCGCTAGAGGCGTGGTCAGGGAAGACATGAAATTTCCTGTTCTTATCCCACGGTCAATTAAAACTACTTACCTGGACGACAGAAAACACATATTAATGCACGAAGGCTTCACGGTAGGGCCGTTGACTATCTTTTGTGATATGCGGGCCTTAAGTGATGTACAGAAACAGGCCAGAAAAGGGTCAACTGATCCAAACACTGAGACTGGAGGCTGGCGACCTAAAATACTGGGTAAACTTGACCCAGATGATAAAGGCAATATCCAGTTACTCGAAGCCGAAGGCGACTTCATTATCCCAAGGAAGACAAACGGGGCTATCTCCCTACCGGGGACGATTGTTACGGTCGCAGTAGGAAACAATGCGGTTAAAGTCGTAAGATTACGTTTTAGACAAGACCCGTTCAACTCAGTATTAGAATTTCACTACAATAAAGAAAACGTGGGAACACCTTACGGGTCGTCTCCCTTGAGAAAGGGGCTCCCCCTTCAAGCGATGGCTGTCGAGTCACTAATGCGGGTTGTGGAGGCGTCAGCGATAAATTCTCAACCACCGATAGGGTATGATCGAAGTGATATGTGGTTTGCTCAGTCAGGAGGACCAAATTGGGAGCCTAGCGCACAATGGCCGACACTTGGTGAGATTGTCGTGCATAGAGGAGGTGACCCAGCCGCTTTATTCGTTGTCTACCAGGGATTTCTCAAACAGTACGCCGATGCAGTCGGTATCCAACAGGGCAGACTTGGTGCACAGACCGTTTCTCATACCACGGCTTTTGCTAAGAATGCAGAGTTACAACGCGGTCAGGTGAGAACGGTTGATTATGTCAGGAGTACCTTAAAAGGCCCGTTGACTCAATTCCTTGATATGGAATATAAAATGGCAAAGGGTTTTAAAGGGAAACAATCTTTCTGGATAGAATCTTATCGAGGGTTTGTCGAGATTGAAGATAAACATCTCCCTGATAAAGTGGTCTTTGAGGCGCATGGAGCAGGTGAGCCTCAAGAGCAGCAATTAATCCGAGAACGTAAACTAGCCTCGTTGCGAGAAGCCTTTCAAATAGATCAGATTAATATACAACTAGGCGGGCAGCCTATATTAAGTTTTAATAGCACTATAGAGCAAACTTTATTAGAAGGAGGGTGGCCAGATATTGACCCACTACTCAATCCTGAAAGTGAACTACAGGGACCAGCAGAAGATCAAGCCCAGACCGCCCTAACTCAAGAAGAACTAGGTATAGTATGATTTTAAACGAAAAAGACAAAGCCTACTTATCAGGCTTACAAAGTGACCCTGTATGGATGGGGATATTGGAGAAATTAAAGAATCACGAATCATTACCGCATTATTCACCGAAGATGGAAGATGCTTTTCACTTGTGGATATACAAAAGTGGTGGTTTGGATGCAACCGAGGGACTGTTAAGTTTATTGTCCCTTAAACCTATAACACTCAAGCAAGAGGATAAAACATGAATGAAGAAGTCGTGGCTGAAACGTCAAAAGTAGCTCCAGAGGAGACTACTCAAACCGATAGCGCACAGACCGATGAGAAGTCGTTAGATCAACTACTAGATGAATTTGGTAGTGAATTTGATAGCGACACAAAACCTCCCGAACCCGAACAAACTAAAGAAACAGCAGAAATCAGCGCGGCGGAGATTGAAGAAGTAAAAGGCTTCATGCAAGAACAACGCGACGCAGCAACGAACAATGCAGTTTTGGAAGCGGCAAAAACGGTTAAAGCGGCCCTTGGTGAGGGTCTATCGGTTAATATCTCAGAGCAAAGCCTTGTAGATTCGTTACACGGCAGGGCAACGAGAGATCAAAAGTTTCTCCAAGCATTTGTGAGTCGAGGCGAAAACCCCGAATTATGGGATAAAGTCTTAACGCAGTACGCAAAAGAATACCGAGAAAGTTTAGGTCAGCCAATAGATCAGCAAGTCACTAATGACCGTGAAGCTGTTGTCAGTTCGATTACGGGCCAATCAACGGCAAAAGAGGAAGCTCCGAATATGGATTCATGGTCTGACAGAAGGTTTCAGCATTGGACTAATACCGGAAAAGACGATCCGAAACTATAAGGGGTTTCCGATGGGAAACTATCATGGCATTAACAGTATCATCGACAGACGGCGAAGTACCAAAGCCGGTAAATGTCGCGTTTGAGCAGACGCTTTTAAGAAATGCTCGCCCATTAGCCGTCTATTTCATCGGTAGTCAACCTGGAGATTTACGTGAACACGCAGGCACAGCTACTATTGGATGGAGACGGTTCAACACATCGGCGGATAACTCTTCGGCTATCGCACCTTCCACCACGGCATTATCAGAAATAACAGGTAATGCAGCGTTTGGTATGGGGCGTACACCGGATGTTGTTCACCGTACCGACGTAACAGCTACCGTATCGAAGTTTGGACAATTCTTCTACGTGAATGAGGAAGTTGATGTATTTAACTTCAACCATACGACTAACGGAATTGTGATGACTTTGGCTATTTCGGCTGGTCGGTCTTTAAACTTCCTCCACAGGAACACCGTGGAAGATAATGCAACCTTACGGTTTGCAAATAACGAGGCTAGTGATGGTCTGGTTGAGGACGTTGTGAGTATTGGCGATTTAGATCGCTCCATCAACGAACTCGTCACCCTGTTCACGATGTCTTTTGCGCCCATGACAACGGGTTCTACCAATATCGGCACAACTCCGCACCTACCTTCCCTTTGGGGATTCTGCCACTCTCATGTGGCATATGACGTAAGTAAGATCACTGGTTTTAAATCAATTGAGACTTACGCAGGGCAGGTACAGACTATGCCGGGTGAATTTGGTTCCTATGGTCTTGCTGGTCAATCAGTACGCTTTATCCAGACACCAGAGGCTTCCATTGACGTAGGCGCGGGTCAGACAGCTTCAGGCGATGTCAGGTTGACATCAAGTGCGGCTGATTTGTACACAATCATCATAAAGGGTCGAGATGCAGACGGCGCAGTTGGCTTAGGTCAGCAAATGCCTGATGGCTCCTTTATTAGTGGTGAGGGTAATCCAGGCCCAATCAGCTTGATTGTTAAAGGCCGGAATACATCTATGCCTTCTGGTATTGATGATCCGTTTGACGAAATCACGTCAATGGCATGGAAATCATGGTATGCAGGAACCGTTCTTAACGGTAACTGGATTCGTGGTATTCGTGTGGCTGCAACCAACCTAAGTAATTAGGTTATATGGCGGGGGGCAACCCCCGCCCTCTTTGGAGATATTATGGGCATTATCAAACAAGATGTAGTGAAGAACATGGATACTGATCAGGCGTTAAACATGGAGAAACAACGCATTACGCGGTCTGTCTGTCACCGTATTTTAAAACGCTACAGGATAGAACATGACATAAGAGGATCGCTTGATTACATGTTAGATATCATGCGGCTACGCAACATCCCGTTTGATCCACCCAAGCCCGGTCCTGTAACGGATGTTGACGGTAATATTATCGACTTTGAGCGTAAGCCTGCTTTACCTAATCCTAATCTTGAATTCGCAGATGATGGATTTCCGAAACATATTGGAAAGGTGAAAGGAATGTGCAAAGAAAGAGGAATTAAATTTCCGAATAAAGGCTCAACACGTAAAAAACTGGTTAGTCTTTTACAAAAACACGTAAAGGATCAGCACAATGGCTGAAACCTTGTTAAATGGTGTGAATGAGGTCATGAAACGGGCCAAGTTGATCCAGGGTGACTCCGGCACATTAACTTCTCTTACTGACTCCCCCCGGCAGGTATGGATAGATCAGATCGTACAAATATGGAACGAACTCATGGAAGAGTTATATTCTGTTTCCGATGTCCCCATGCCGACAGAATTATCAGAAAGCACAATTACTTTAGTAGAAGATACCAGGAATTACACCTTAGATACGTTCAATACCTTAAACTGGCCTTTTATTGATGAAACTACCGGACAGTATATTTATGAACAGGTAGGCGGCTATTCTGCGTTGTGGAAGTCACAACCTATTCCTTCAACGTTTACAGGTTTACCATTATTCGGCGCGATACGCGAAACAGATGGGGATTTATATTTAGATCGACTCCCCACGGCCACGGAAGCAGGATTAGTGTATAAATATCGATTCCATAAAGATATTTCTGTTTCAACCGCAGCGGCGACGTTTCCTTTTAAAGATGAAATATTTAGGGCGTTGGTTCCTGCGGCGGCGGATTTATTTAAAGCTGAGAATCGTCAGGACGTTCCTGCCTCTTTTAATGCCAGCATGGGAAGAGCCGCGCGTTTGTTATCAAATGCTCATGTACGATCACATTACGGGCCGCGTCGTTTTCGTAGTAGGCGCGGAGTTGCATTCCCGTTTGATCATGGGCCTAGTTTTGATCAATGACAACCATAAAAATAGAAGATGGCCTTGTCCTTAGATTCGGAGGAGGGGTTCATTCACGGGCAAGCTCGGATGATATTGATTTAAGAGAATGCACCGATGGTCAAAATTTTGAGCTTGACCCTGATAATAATTCTTTTAGAAACAGAAAGCCTTTCGAGAAAGTAGTTACCGCAGCCAATGCAGGATCAATCCTTGGTGGTGGAACATTAATTAAGTCTGATGGAACGGTACAGTCTTTTTTCCAGGCAGGTGATACGGTTTATGAACTTAGTACTACCGGGACATTAAGCTCAATAGCCACAGTCAACGCGACTTCAAAGTTAAGAGGCAGATTAGAACATAACTGGCAATTAACAGATAAGGTTATTGTCACTGATTTAACACTCGGTGATGTGGTGATGGAGTGGGACGGATCAACCTTTCAGGATGTTACCTTTAATAAAGAAGATCCAATTTCTCCTACTCCATTCGGAACATTTAAAGCTAAATATTGTGTAGTAGACAATGAAAGGGCGTATTACTTTAATGTAGATGACGGCACAGCAACTCCACATTTAATCGTAGGTTCGTTAAGAAGTGATTTCACCTTCTTGTCAATATCAGACAGACCTTCTTCTTCATTAAGCGCAGAAGACCCGTTCTTTTTAATCCAACCTGATTTGAGGGCTATTAATGGAGCAGTAGGGGCATTTAATACCATCACGACATCTTCTGATGGCAAAGGCCAGATATTTCAACTGACTGGATCAAACGCAACGGATTTTGCTATGGCCCCGTTGTTTCCTAGATCGGGAGCTTCGGGGGATGAAGCAGTAGTATACGGCGGGAATGATATTTACTTTGGTAGGGCTTCTGTCATTGAAAGTCTTGCTTCTACTAATCGCTTTGGTGATGTTGAAGCAGATGATTTAACAATAGGGATTTCTGACAAAGTAAAAGGCTTTAAGGATTGGACGTTAGTTTATAATTCAGAGACGAAGCGCATGTATGCGTTTGCAGATGGACAGTCAGACTTATGGGTATTCCACCAATCCGTATTTCAGGCCGGTGGTGAATTATCTCCGTGGTCTAAATGGACGACCATTCACCCGTTAAAGTTCCAACCTACTTTCGCTATGAATATGTTAGACCCTGCGGACGGTTTAGAATATGTCTTCATGGGGGACTCAGACGGGAATATTTATCGTCTTGACGGAAAGTTAGAAGGAAATGATGCGAATACAGATATTGTTACGACCGAGAGGCTTTCTGGTTTATTTTCAATGCCAATGGACGCTCAAGCGTATAATATTAATGGATGGGTGAAATACAGAAAGGATCAGGCTGGAACTTTAACTATTAGGCTTGAATATCAAGGAATGAATGTTTTTAATGAGGAAATACAATTAACACTACCACAGGCCGTAGGAACGAGTTTCTTCGGTAGCGGTTCATTTTTCGGAGGTACAGATGTCTTTGGAACCCTCAATTTCCAAAAAATCACAAGACAAGTCTTCGTCATCCCAGGCAGAGGAAACGAGTTCCAAATCAGAGCTATCACCACCGGCCCCGTTGAAATTACGGAAATCGGCCTCCGGTTTGAAGCGACCAGTTAATCTTATAAGGGGTTCTATCTTAATTGAAGTTGTTGATGAAAAGGATATTAAATTAGCTTATCTTGCCTATCGATTAGATCAATTACCGAAAGGCTGGAACCCTGTAGAGGGATTAAAACCAAGAGAGTTTACACAGGTTTTTGAAGACTTTGTGTTTGATAATTATACTAATGCTTGGTCTGTCAGGGAAAATAATGAGCCGATTATAATAATATTTGGTGTACTAGTTTCTGGTTTTATTTTAGCAGGAGATGTGATATGGAACCCAAAGGCCGGAGCAAAGAATAAAGTTATGGCTGTCGCGAAGTTTTTTGATGAGGTTAAAGACGTATTAATATTCTCTGAGTTCAACGATAAGCCATTTTATGAGCGATTTATGGACTACGGGATACTAAGGAGAGTGGGAACAGTATATAAAGATAACGAGCGAATGGCTCAATTTCAAACGAGGTCATAATGGCTTTTTTAATTAATAAATTCTTTGGTGGCGGTAACGGCACGGCTGGTGCAGCGGTAGCCGAAAGCGCTGCGGGGCGGCAGGAAGTATCAGCCAATGTAGACAAACAAATCGCTGCGCTTCAGAGGTCAAAACTTATAGGCGGCGGTAGTTTATTTTCTGCCTTTGATAAGTTTGGTAGGATAACAGTTTCTCCTAATGCTGCTAGAACCTCACTGGTTGGCGGACTGTCAAAATCCCTAAGCGCTACCGCAGGAAGGTTTAGGACTCTTGGTGAAAAAGTACGCCCTGGATTTAGCGAATTTAGAAAAGCTGGTTTACAAAACTTACGTGGTCAACGCCGAAGAGTAGTGGGCGATCTACGAGAAAATCTCGCACGACGACGGGTAGCAGGGAGTTCTTTTGCCTCTGATGCTATCTCAAGAGCTGAAGCGGAATTCCAACAACGTGAAGATGAATTTACTTCACAAACCTTCTTACAAGAAATAGATACTCAGGCTAAACTAATTCAAACAGAATCAGAATTTGCCAGAGCTGCAATAGAAACTACTTTAGCAGAACTGAATCTAGAAACAGAAGTAGCTTTACAATTAACCGGGTTAGCGAATTCAGGTCTATCACAGTTGGGCGCAGCCCAAACAAGTGCTTTGAGTTCACTGAGTCAAACTTCAGCTAGAGCATTATTTGAATCAGCAGAAAGTAAAGTAGGATTCCAAAGAGAAGTATTGGGAGCAGGTCTAGGCTTTGCTACTGGAGGATTTTAATATGGCAGGCGAATTTACATCAGGATTGACAGCGGGGCGTGGGCTTGCTGCACAACGGCAACAGAACAAGCAACAGGTAATAAATGAACAAATAAAAGAGAGAGACAAACGTATTACTGACTTTCGCGAAGGCTCTACACAAACCATCCAGGCTATTCAAGAGGCTAGGAAAAATGGTGCATCCGCCGAACAACTACAACCTTTAGCGGATAATGTTCTAAAGACTAACCAGATGCTTATTCTTAGCGGTGATGTTCCGCCAGAGTCTCTTGATCTAACTAGGAGGACGCTACAAACTGCCTTAAGTACAAAGACTAATGAAGAACTGGCTATAGAGAAAGATGCTAGAGAAACAGCGTTAGCTTCTTCTAAAACGAGTGCGGAAGTTATTGCCGAGCAAACCGCTAAGGCTCAATTCCCTGATAAACCAGAATTGAGAACTGTTAAGTCTAATGGTGTAGATCAGATTATCCAAATCAACCAAGCAGAAGGCGGGGTTGAGGTAGAAGTTATATTCTCCGGTACTGCTCCGGCAGGGACACCGAATCCTCAGACTTTCTTTAATCCTGAAACCGAAAAGTTCTTTACAGTTGATACCAATAATATTGAAGAGGTACAAGCAGCCCAAGCCATAGGTGCATTTAAACAAACAGCCCCTACTGGAGGAGCAGCTCAGATCACCGCAGGACAGCGATTGGCAGCAGGATTTGCGGTAAGGGTACAAGATGCTGGCGCGGTACTTGATGAGATAGGAGATCAGTTTACTGGCGTTACTTCAAGGGCTGTTGGTGCTGTCCCCGCAGGGCTTAGGACAGCAGACAGACAACGATTTGACCAAGCTACTGAAAACTTTATTAACGCTACCCTCAGAAGGGAGTCAGGCGCGGCCATTTCTCCGTCTGAATTTGCCAATGCAAATATTCAATATATCCCACAACCCGGTGATAAGGCAGATGTTTTGGAGCAAAAAAAGAGAAATCGACAGGTTATTGCTAAGGCTTTAGAATTAGAAGCTGGCTCCGCTTTTGCTGAACTAACCACCGCATTGCCTGCGGAGACTGTTGAAGTAAATGGTAAAATGATGCAAGTAGGCAGTGAACTAACTAATAGTTCTGGGCAGAAAGCTGTTGTTCTACAAGACGGTACATTGAGTATTCTGTAATGGCCCTTCAACCAGGACAAGTTGTAAGTCAAGAGGAGTTTTTTGCTCCGCCCGTGATAGATGATGTCCAGCGTTTTCAAACTGGAGAAGTAGTTAGTGCGCAAGATTTTTTAGGTGACAGTGCGCCCGTATTATCAACCCCTAGCGAACCAGAGAAATTAAGTTTTCTTGAGAGATTCCAGGAAGACCTTGATAAACGGGTTGCCATGAATGAGGAAATAATGGTTGCTGTCCAGGCTGGAGAACAAACTGTAGCAGAAGCAATGTTACAAATTGCTGGCAAGCAGGGGGCTGGTGCATTAATGGATTTTCTTGGGGAAGTTGTAATAAGTGCAGGAAGAGGTCTTGCTGCAATTACTCCTGATTCCATCAAAGAAGGCGCTACCGGAGCAGCCGTAGCTTTTATGAATACTGAAATAGGCCAAAAAGGGCTTAATGCCGCCACACAAAGCGTCGAAGCCTATCAACAGTTTCGTTTAGAGAACCCACGCGCCGCACGAAATATAGAGGCTGTGGTAGATATAGGTTTAATCTTATTCCCGGTTAAGGCAAAGCTCGTGGCGGCTGATTCAGGGGCAATAGGCAGGGTCGGAGAGAAAGTAGCTGAAAAAGCTGTCAAGCAAACCGCGCAGAGTAAAAAGGCTTTTGTAGATGATCTAATTAAACCCAAACAAACCACAGCAGTCAGAACAGAACAAGTAGCAAGGACGACCGAGGAAGGCGTTTTAAAGAGTAAACAAGTTGCCCTTTCCCCAAAGGAAGTAGCGATAGCTGAAACGGTCAACAAAATTCCTGGCGTGTCTACAAAGAAGACGTTGCAAGGAAACCATGAAGCCATTCAAGCTGAACTTGGTAAACAGGCTAATACGTTAAAGTCTACTCTTTTAAAAAATGATGTGCCTATATCGAGAAAGGAATTGCTTGATGCTGGCAAAGTAATCAAGACTAATTTAAAGTCAAATCCCTTGATCGTAGGTGATGCTGAGAAGTCAGCAGTTAAGATTATCAGGAAAATGGATGATTTGGTTAAGGCCAACAAGCCTACCGCTTCAGGCCTTTTGCAGGCAAGGAAAGAATTAGACGTATGGGTACGATCACAAAAAGGTAGTAATATCTTTGATCCAAAACAAGAAAATGCTATTTCTATTGCGTTAAGGGAAGTAAGGGAATCCGCTAATGCTTTGATAGCTAAAAAAGTTCCTGATGTCAGTGTTAAAGAATCCTTGAGAATACAATCAAATCTTTACCGTGCAATGGATAATATCGCTCCAAAGGCAGGAGATGAAGCAGCAAATGTGCTTTTAAGAGCATGGCAGAATACGATGAGAGCTTTACCTATAAGGGGAGAGTTTAATCAACTTATGGCCCTTGCTTTTGGGGTAGGCGGTCTTGGCGCTTCGGCGATGTTTGCCCCAATATTTACTAAATTAGTTCTAACTGGATTAATAACTTACGCAACTGGCAAAGCCATTATGAGCGCCACAACGAAAAAAGGCATTGCGTTACTTTTAAAACAAACTGATAAAGCGATTAAGACAGCGACAAATCCAGCATTAATTAAGCAAATGCGACTAGACAGGGCTTTGATTGTAGAGTTACTGAAAAGCAGCAATCAAACCAGCAATTAAGCAATAACCCAGAAATAACGAGAATATGATCAATGATAGTTTTATTAAAAATTCATTTGTGTTCATTATCGGAGTATAGGGCAAATCTATGGCAATTTTAGAAAATTATAATACTTCACCTCCACCTGATGACGGGTCACAAACTGATGCTAATACAGTTAAATGGGCTACTATTCTTACTCAGTTAACCGATGTATTAAAGGCATGGATTGATGCTCCTGATCTAGACGGCAATGATTTAATCATCGACGCTGACGGGGATACCAAATGGACAAATCCCGCTGATGATGTTCTGACTCTTGAACAAGCTGGATCTGAAACATTAAGGTCTGATGCAAGTGGTAATTTCATTGTTGGTAGGGTTAACACCAGTACAGGCACAAACGGTATTAATCTTTCTGCTTCAGGAAAAGTAGAAATAGTCTCTACTTCAGAAGAGCAGATTGGTCTTAACCGACTAACAGATGACGGAACATTAGTATTTTTCTCTCAAGCCAGTAGCGTAGAAGGTTCTATATCAGTATCAGGAACAACCGTATCCTATAATGGAGCGCATTTATCTTTCCTTTCTCAACTACCAATAGCTTCACCAAAACGTAGAGATAATATTAAACGCGGCACAGTCATGGAGTATGTTAATGAAAAGTGTGAATGGTACTATGAAGATTGGGTAGAAGAAGAGACTGTAATTGTAAAGAAAAAGAAAGTAAAAGTACCTATTAGAAAACGCCTTGTCGTTGATGGATTGGAGGGGACAGGAAAAGGGACGGTGACTAAGAAAGATAACGAGCAACGTATGCGATCTTGTGTCTCCACCACTAAAAGTACTAAGAAAGTAGCGGGTATCTTTGAAAGATGGGATGATGACAATGCCTATGATAACCACCCAGACGACAGCAACACATGGGACTATGATTTCTATGTTGCCACTACGGGGGATTATCCTGTGCGTATGACTGGCCCCGGTGAGATAGGAGATTTACTTGAAAGTAACGGTGACGGGACAGCAATTGTACAAGATGATGATATTATCCATTCGTCCACTATAGCCAAGCTGACCCAGGATTTTCTTAATGTTCCTGTGGGCCAAGAGAATCCAGAATTAGTACCGTGCCAATTATTGAATGGTTAGCCAGTATTAGCCGGAGCATGGCGGTGGAGTGAGGGGTTACGGCCTTTATTTGTGGCACTAACTATCCTCCTAACTCTCTACTTCTTCCCCGTAAACGCTTGAAACAATACAACGACAAATAGCTGGCAAAATATTTTCATCCATTTCGTGAGACTCAGAGCTTAAAATTTCATCGTGTGAGCCTTGTAGGATTACAACTCTTCTTTGGTCGTGGATAGTAATACATATAGGATATTTAATTAGTAGCGGCCCACATTGATCCCAATAAGAGGAGGGATTAAACGCCCCAACTAAATTCCTTACTATAAAAGCAGCTTTTAATGGGATTTTGCAATCCTCACCTCTGTATGAACAATCTCCATATACACAACCTTTATCCTGAGATGCTGCTAGAGCCCCTCCGCATCTACCACATTTAAGAGTTAATCCTTCAGCCTTAGCTACGTGGTAATCTAACTCCGCACCAATCAATTCACTTGTTTTCATCCCTTCTCTCCTAATAGTTCTGGTGTAGTGTAGCTTCTCATGATGGATACTTTTCTTTGATTATCCTTATCATATTGGAGGCAACGGGCTGTATTGAAAAACGGTCATCGAGCATTTCTCCCTTGTGCTTGCATACATCGCCAGAACGTAAATCTATTCCTATTGCATCTTTAAGCATATTAATATCAAACAGTACCCGCCCATCATCAGCTATGATTTCTAAACTGTCGCTTGGCAAATCATATTCTGTATCATCACCATTTATTCTTGCATAACCATCTCTAATTTTCATTCTATCCTCCAATTCCGAAAAGGCCCGTTACCATGACAGGCTGTGATGTGTCTAGCTTGGACAAGACCTTTTACTTCGTCTCGGTATATTGCTCCTATATTTCTTCTCAATTTATTCATACACTCACAACAAGTAGAATGGGGTGTGCCTGCTTTACGCATGTAATGATCTCTATATTTCTCACATAATCGACATTTCTTGAGGACTTTCACTTAATATCCAATCTAGTACCGCTTACCAGGCTTGCTCCGTCACATCCTCCTGCTTTCTTAATACCCGCCTTATCTATTTTGATAGTAATCACTTCAGATTTAAACTCATCCGGGATAAGGTTTTCGTCATCAATAACAACAGAGGGAGGATTTTTCTTAATCTTGAGGACAAAATAAGGGCATTTAATCTCGCTTATTTCCATTGCTTCCATATTGATCTTCAAATAATTCTTTAACCACTCTGATTTACTATATAAAGCATTCTTCCTTGCCTGCATCTGTTTGATAGCATTATCAATGGCTACAGCTTCAGCTTTGAGATTACCTGCAAACTTAGCGATAGACAGCGCCTTTTCCTCTGCTTCGCCTTCTATGGATTCAAGGGTATCTTTGGCTGCATCTTCCTCAAGGTCGCCCTCAAAGTAACTGAGGGCTTGTAGGTAGCGATCTGATATCTCGTATAGTTTATTCATGGCTAAAATGGGATTGTTTCGTCATCAACTTCAGGTGGCATTTCCTCTACTATCCGAATACAAGGCACATCTTTTCTGTCACCAAAATCAGTAGTAGTAGGAAATACCTTAATTTCACCATTAGGCCATGAATCGGTATCATCACCCAATATCTTAGCAATAGAATTGGCGTTGGTTACGTTAAGTCCCAATCGTTTTTCTTTGCCAACAAAAGATAGAACTAACTGAGTCTTTTCTTTGGGCGTTCCCTCATCAAATGTATGAGTGCTGATTTCAGCAATGGTAAGGCGAATAGTCTTGCCCTGTAAGTCTTCGGCTTTTAGGAAGTTGCCGCCACTTTTATAAACTTCATTTAGTTTCATTTCATCTTCTCCTCTTGTGTGAAAACTGGTATAGGAATCCCACCATTCTCGGTTGGGTTGATCCAATCTTGTTTTCTTAACCATTCAATATCTTCCTCCAATAAACGGTCATATTTGTCTTTAAAGTCTGCTTGGCTGGATTTGCTCATGGTTTGGCTAGTTTCAATATCATCTGCCCCAAGTCAGAAGCCATGTTGTCTACTAACGCATCACACTCTTCGTAATAAATATCCCCA